CACCGCCTTTCCAATTCTGTACAATCTGTTTGGTCAGTATGTGCGTCACGAAGAGCGCAACGCTGAACGAAAGTATGGCGGCGCTCATAAGCAGCGTCGAAACAGCGCCCCTGCGCACCTTGTCGCTTGAACGTTTGTCTCCGAGTTTGCCGAAGAACTTGTACGAACCGTACATCAATGCGAACACCCCGACCGAAGCGGCGATTGAGGCGATGTTAGTCCAATCTATCTTGTCGGTGCCGCCCGTGATGATGTATCTTGTTATCATCGTGGTGGCGAGTATCGTCAGGGTGAACGTGATTATGGAGGTGGAAATCAGGAGGATGTTGTACACCCCGCTTCTGATGTCAATGGAGTTTTTCTTGTTTCCGATGTTCTTGAACAGCATATTCGCCCCTTTCAGGACAATCGCGGTCAGTCCCATTCCCACAAGAGCGGGAACGGCGAGTATTGAGTTCAATGCCATAGCAGCGTTGAACCAAAGCATAGATTTTCCAATCAGTTCAAGGTTGAGCGCCGCGGTGACGTATTTTTTGGTAGCGGTCATTTTCGACAGCGGTTTCAATGCCCATCTCGCCTCCCTTATGACGAGGGCGGACAGAAGCATACCCACCATAGCGACGGGCGCGACTACGGCGACGAGCGCCATTCTCGCCGTGAACTTGAGAAGCGAGGTCGCTATCTTGTCGAGCGTCTGCACGGCAATCAATGTCTTTGCGATGTTCTTCGCATTTTCAAGCGGTTTTATCGCGTCGAGCGTCCCCTTGATTATCTTCTTCGCCGCTTTCGCTCCGAGTTTCGCGGGGAGTGCAAACATAGCGACACCTGCAAGCGATTCCGACAAGTCGAATATATCCCGCGATATTTTCTCCATCGACTTGACGCCAACCTCATATTTTTTCATTTTGGCGGGCGTCATAGATTTTTCGTGCTTGTTCACCGTGTTGAAGAACGCGTCGAATATGCCGCCGATTTTCACTTGCAGCAACAGGGACTTCGCAAGGGATATTTTGTCCATCTTGACGGCGGCGTCCGCCATCGCGCTCACTATCTCGCCGACGTTCTTTCCGCCTTTGACTTCAGGTATCTTGACTTTCTTCGCCGCTTTCTCCTCTTTCGACTCGAAGAGTTTGCGCATAAGCGACCCTCCGCTTTCCTTGCCTTTGATTCCTTTCTTCGCGAGTTTTTTCGTGTTGGAAGCAATCTTTATCAGTTCGAGGTTTGATAGTTTTAGGGCGGAGCGTATTGAAGCGGTGACCTTTGTGAGATTGATGATGCTTGCACCGACATTCGAGAGTCCCGCACCTACGGAACCTCCAAGACCGACTGTCGAGGCGGTGGATTGGGACATACTGTCCTTTATCGTGTCCGACATCTTGTCAATCGACTTGTTGAGGTCTTTTACCGAATTGACCGTGGCGTCCTTCACCTCCGTGGTGGCGTTGCTGATTATGCTCGCGGCGTCGGACAACGACGAAGCGCAACCGATAATCGCGTTGTTTATTGAAACGAGATTTCCGTTGATTGCATTGCCTTGCGATTCCATACAGGTCTGTATGGACTGCATCGGTGTGAACAAATCTCCTATTGTCGCTGGTTTTCCCAAAACTCAAAAAACGGACGTGCCGTGAGAATATTCTTCCTATTATTTATAACTTGATATATCAATGATATATTATGAAAAACAGACTTCGTATAAATAATGAACTAAACCAATTTTCAAATCTGTTACACAAATGGCAGGATTCCTAACAACAAGAAAAGACCCAAGAACATTCAGTCAGACGAACAGTGTGTCGAAACTTCTGCGTAAGATTTCCAATCTCGGTATGGATTTCGACGGCAAGATATTCAAGAACTCGCAGGCAATCGGTCTGTATGACCCAGACCCGAACGCCCCGCAGACAAACGAATTTCAGTTCGGGGACAGCGTGTATGACATATTCAACGGTTTCAGTCTGACCGACCCGTCTATGCACAAGAACGTATCCCTGTACGACAGGCGGTACGACGACGCGAAAAGAAACGAACTTCGCAGACTTGCTATGCAGGACGAAATCGAAGACATACTCGACATCATCACAGACGAGTGTATCTGCTACAACGAGAACGGTATGTTCTGCGAACTCCTGTATAACAGGACACTGCTTGCGGACGACCTCCACGAGGAAATAGACGAAATCTTCAACAACATATATTCCTGCTTCGGATTTTGGGACCAGAATATGGCGTGGGGATATTTCCGCAAATTTTTGATTGAAGGGTTCCTTGCGTTTGAAATAATCTATGACGGCGACCAACAGAAACGTGAAACACAGAAACACATTATATCCTTCAAGGAACTTGACGTCCTGTCCCTCGTTCCCGCCGTCGACCACAAGAGTGGCGAAAAGATTTGGATTCAATATCCAAACGACCCGTCAAGGCAGAGGGTGCTTTACGACTCGCAGATTATCTATATCTCATACGGGCAGTTCGACTCCGCTTCGAGGGTGTCCTATGTGGAGCGTCTTTCAAGGAGTTTCAACCTTTTGAGGATTATGGAGAGCACGAGGATTATGTGGGCGGTCACCAACTCAAGTTTCAAGACGATGTTCACAATCCCTGTGGAAAACAATTCCAACAGGGGAAAGCAGACGCTCGCGGAGACGATGCACTCATACAGGGAAATCATAGACTTCAACAACGAAAGCGGCGAACTGATGGTGAACGGTCGTCCGATGATGCCGTTCAACAAAGAGTATTGGTTTCCGAGCGTGAACGGTGAAAGTCCGCAGATGCAGACTTTGGGCGGAGACGGGCCAGATTTGTCGGACACGGAGGCGATGAACTACTTCAAGCAGAAACTGTGGCAGGCGTCAAAAGTCCCGTTCACCCGTTTCGACAATATGCAGGGACGAGGAAGTTATGCCCTCAACACGGAGTCTATGATGCGTGAGGAGGTGAAGTTCGCGCACTTCGTAGACCGCCTGCGTGCAATCTACAAGGAACTCATTGTGAAACCTGTGTATATCCAATTATGTCTCAACCACAAGGAGTTTGCAACCGACATAAAATTCAGGAACTCGCTTACGCTCGACTATGTGTCCGACAACGTGTTCACTGAAATGCGTGAAATCGAGGTCATTCAGAAAAAGTCGGACTTCATAGGTTCCCTTATGCAGACGTTTGTGACGCAGGACTCGGAGGGCAACGACGTCCCGTATTTCGATATGGACTTCCTTGTGCAGAGGTTCAGCGGTCTTTCACAGGAGGACATCGAGATGAACGCCCGCGTGAAAAAGAAAAAGGAACTTGAAAAGGAAGGGTATAAACCCGATGACATAGAAAAAATACTTGACGGTGAACCGAAGTCCCACTTCAAGGCGGAAAAGAAAAAGGAGGAAAAGAAGGAGAAAGAGGATGAAGGCGGTGGTCTCGCATTGTAAACTTGAAATTTTTTCAAAAGAAAATTAAAAAAACAGGATTTTTTTGTTATTTTCAAAAAAAAAGAGACCGAGTATGCTAAAATACGACAACTATCAGATTGTGTTCAGGGAATTTCCCGACGAGGTCACTCTCGCAATAAATCTAACTATGTGTCCGAACCGTTGCAGGGATTGCCACAGTCCGCAACTTCGGGAAGACTATGGCACTGTCCTCACACGGGATGAAATAGACAGACTTGTCGCCGAAAACAAAGGCATAACCTGCATAGGGTTTATGGGGGGCGACAACGATGTCGACAGTGTTCTCAACCTTTCGGTTTACATACACGGAGAGCACGGACTCGCTACAGGGTGGTATTCAGGAAAGGACGCAATTCCTGACAGTGTTCTCTACTGCAACACACTTGACTATGTGAAAATCGGTCACTATGACCCCGACTTCGGAAGCATAGACAAAAGAAGTACAAATCAAAGAATGTATCATATAATCGGCGGCGTATATGAGGATGTGACACACAGGTTTTGGAAAGATGTGAAATAGCATCCAGCCGTCAAACCACTATAATAAACGACATACTATGAAAGTAATCAAACGAGACGGAAGCATTGAGAAATTCTCAAAAATGAAAATCAGGAAGTCCCTGATGAAAACATTCAAGGCGTCGAAGGTGAAATTCTGTCAGGAATGCTACGACGACATCATAAAGAACCTCATCGAGGCGTACAGTGTGATTGAGAGTGAAATCCTTGACATAAACCAAATTCAGGACATCATCGAAAGCACGCTCGTGAACTGCGACCTTCCTGATGTGGCGAAGTCCTACATTCTATACAGGCACGAACGCGACAGAATCAGGGAGTTTGCCAAACAGAAACAGAATTACATCGAGAGTTACAAGAAGGCGTACAACACCGCCGACAATACCATCGACGACAACAGCAATGTGGCAAACAAGAACATCGGCGTCCTCAACGCAGAAATCCACAAGAAGGACAACATCCAAATCAACAGGATGACCGTCACGAGCAAATTGCACGAACTCTACCCTGATTTCGACGCAAAACAGTACTGTCGCGACCTTGAAGACCACATCATCTATAAGAACGACGAGAGTTCGTTCGCCTGTATCAGTCCGTACTGCGTGGCAATCACGATGTACCCGTTCCTCCTCAATGGAATGAAGGATTTGGGCGGTCTGTCGGCAAAACCGAAAAACCTCGACAGTTACTGCGGTATGCTCGTGAACCTTGTGTTCGCCCTCTCATCGCAGTTCGCGGGTGCCGTCGCCCTTCCTGAAGCATTGCTGTGCTTCGACTATTTTGCACGCAAGGAATGGGGAGACTCCTATACAGACCATATAGACGAACCCTGCAAAAGCGACTTTTGTGCGACAAAGAGAACTGTCAAGGAACAGATTCACCAATACTTCCAACAGATTATCTATTCAATCAACCAACCTGCAAGCGCAAGGGGTATGCAGTCCGCATTCGTCAATTTCTCATATTTCGACGAACCTTTCTTCCACGGGATGTTTGACGACTTCGTTTTTCCTGACGGCACAAGACCTATTTGGAAAACCCTGAATTGGTTGCAGAAGGAGTTTATGACGTGGTTCAACGCCGAGCGCCTGAAATGCGTCCTCACGTTCCCTGTGGAGAGTTTCGCGCTCATCTACAAGGACGGTGAGTTTGTGGACAAGGAAAACTATCAGTTCGTGTGTGACGAATATGCGCGCGGACACAGTTTCTTCACCTACATCAGCGACACGGTGGATTCATTGAGTTCGTGTTGTTTTGACAAAGACCAAAAGGTTCTTTGGAAAAGTTCAACAAGCGGTGTTCATCTTACAACATTGGAAGAACTCCATAACACAAAATGGGAACCTGAAAAGAAGAACCTTACAATCTACCATAATGGCAGTTGGGTGAAAGGCAAGAGTGTTATGCTGCCGAACAGAAAAATGTACAAGGTTGTCACGGAGAATAACAAGGGGTTCATTATGACGGACAACCATATCAACGTGACGCTTGACGGTGAAAAACAAACTTCCGAACTTACTACCGATGACTATCTGATGTTCAATACGATGGTTCTTAACCCTGTCGCGGAAAATGATGAACACCTCACCTATGAACAAGGTTTTGCCGTTGGCGCATTTTTGGGTGACGGGTCATTTGGTTCTGTGAACAAAGGTGTCATTTATGACATAAATTTCTCATTAAATTCCGAAAAATACCAAAGGACTGTTGAAATGGTCAATGCTGCAAACAGACAGGTCGGAGGTAGCAGCAATGCCGTTTTGAATGAAGTTTATAACAATGTGTATCCTGTCCGTTTGTCCTCAAAAAACCTCGCCGCATTCATAATGAGGTGGACAAATTGGGAACGCGGGACATATTCCTATAACAAGGAACTTAATATGAACTGTCTGCTCCAATCCGTTGAGTTCAGAAAAGGTATTCTTGACGGATGGCACCATACTGACGGAAGCAACAGCAACAGGTGCTACACCACAAGCAAAAAACTTGTTGAGTGTATGGAAGCATTGGTTATGTCGCTTGGTATGCAATCAAGGATTGATGTCTCCGACAGAATTGATGAAACTGCTATCATAAGGGGTAATGAGTTCAACCATAATTATCCGTTGTATTGTTTGAGATGGTATGAACCGACAAACAGCAGGGCAAACCGTGACGTCAATCATACTTGGGTCAAGAAACTCAATTCAATCTACTTCAAGATAAAATCAATAGAGGAAGTTGCCTATGACGGTAATGTGTATTGTATTGAGTGCAAGAATGAACAAGAACCTTTCTTCACTTTGCCGAACGGTCTCATCACCCACAACTGCCGTTTGAGAAACAACCTGACCACCCACGAGTTCAACTTCACCAACGGAAACCTTTCCGTGCAGACGGGTTCCAAGTCCGTCATCTCGCTCAACCTTTCAAGAATTGTGCAGAACGCTGTGAAAGATTTTGACAATCCGCAGGACAGACTTGAGAAGGACGCCATCTACGAGGCAATCAAAAAATACCTCATCGAGGTGCTCGACCGCGTTTACAAATACCACAACGCATACAACCAACTCCTTTGGGATATGTACGAGGCAAGACTTATGCCCGCCTATGACGCAGGGTTCATCAACCTCGACAAACAATATCTCACCATCGGTCTGAACGGACTCAACCAAGCGGCGGAGTTCCTCGGTCTGAAATGCACGAAGAACAAGGAGTATGGAGAGTTCTGCCATTACATTTTCGGAACCGTCAAGGAACAGAACGCACTCCACAAGACACCGCACACGATGTTCAACACAGAGCAGGTGCCCGCCGAGTCCCTCGCAGTCAAGAACTATAATTGGGACAAGGAGGACGGATATTGGGTTCCTGACGATACCAACCTGTACGCTTCCTACATTTTCAAACCGAATGACAAGAACATTTCCGTGCTTGACAAAATCGCAATGCACGGTCGGGACTATATCGGGGACTATCTTGACGGTGGCGCCGCTGCACATATCAACCTTGAGGAACACCTTACCTCAAAGCAGTATGACAGGTTGTTGAGGCACGCTGCGGAGAACGGTTGTCAATATCTCACCTTCAACATTCCAATCAGTCAGTGTGACGACTGCGGTCATATTGTGAACGCTCCTGTCGACAAATGCCCGAAATGCGGTTCGGAGAAAATCACGACGATAACAAGAATCATCGGGTATCTTACCGCAGTGAAGAATTGGTCTGACGGACGCCGAAAGGAGTTCAAGACAAGGGTGTTCAACACGTCGATTGACAAAGGCGAGGAATAGTCTATCGGTAAGACAACCGATAAACGGCATTTATAGGTCAATCAACCGATAGTGTCAATCGACAGGTTGCTTGACCTATAATCATTATACGAATTATAAATATAGGAAATATTGGGTTTGTATGAAAAGTTTTACACAGATTATGAAGAACACGGCGGTGAACGAGGCTGTTTCTGACAGGATTGACACACAAACGGTACTCGTCGTGCTTTACAAGAGATATGCGGAGGAGGTTCTCCAATGGTACACCTACCATATAGTTTCAAACTTTATGGTCGGAAAGGAACGTCCCAACATAGAAAAAACATTCGCTGAAATGGCGGATGACGAACTGAACGACCACGCGGAGAAAATTCTCAAGCGAATTGCCGAACTCGGCGGGGACGTTGAATATCTGAAAGACATCAGCACCTTGAAGAATTTGAGCGACTGTGACTATTCGCTTCCGAGCAAACCATACGACACCCTCCAACTTGTCGTGAAGAACATCGAGCACGAGAAGTGTGCAATCAACGGTTATCAGGAACTCTGCGACCTCACAAGGGACAAGGATATGACCACTTATGATATGGCGGTTGAAATCCTGAAGGACGAGGAAGAACATTTGCAGACGCTCAACGATTTTCTTGCGGACATCCAATTTCAAAAGTAATCAAAAACGGAAATAGATGGAGCATACCTATGACTATGTGACAGGAGGCATAAAATCCCTGTTCTATGTGAGAATGCCAAGTGATATGGAATTTTCCGATTTAATAGGGGATTCTGTGATTTCCATTGATTTCATACGTTTCGGTGAAATCATTATGCGGTGCAAGAACCCCTATATAGCAAACGGAAACCCGTTAGGTGACAAAGGTGTTCGGAAACATATTTATGAAATGGTGTGGAAGTCCTTTGACGCAAATGCCGTATGCGGTTCGTACAAGCAACCGTTTGTTGTTGTGTCGCTGAAAAGAAATGGCGACACCGACAGCGTGCAGACGTTTGAACTCCCTGTGTTCAAACGAATTTTCGACGTTTATGACAAGGAAAGCGACGCCGTGTACCTTATTACCTATGCCTCAAGGGAAGTGAAGTTTAATTAAAAGGATTATGAAACATACACTCCGATGGGAGTTAATGATATGGGAGAGCGCAATTTAGTAAAAAGTCCACTCAACTACACCGGCGGCAAATACAGACTTCTTCCGCAGATTCGGCGTTTGTTTCCGAAAGGCATAAGCACATTCATAGACCTTTTTTGCGGAGGCGGGGATGTTGCCATAAACACAGATTCGAGACGGGTTGTTGCCAATGACATAAACGAAAGTGTATTCGGATTGCTTTCTATGTTTTATGAAACTGAAACAGACTATGTGTTCTTAAAAACACAACAACTGATAAGACAATACGGTCTGTCCGATGTGTCCGAAAACGGATATGCTTATTATGGATGTGAAAGCGGTTCGGGACTTGGCAAATACAACAGCGAGCGTTATAACAAGATGAGGTCTGACTTCAATAGCACGGACAATAAGGACACCGATTATTGGATTATGCTATACGTCATCATACTTTTCTCGTTTAACAACCAAATAAGGTTTAACAGTGACGGGCATTTCAATATGCCTGTCGGAAAGCGCGATTTCAACAAAAATGCAAAAGACAAACTTTTCGCTTTTATGAACCGTATAAAAGCGATAGACCTGACCTTGACAAACAAGGACTTCCGAATGTTTGATATGAGTTCGCTTTGTTCTGACGATTTTGTGTATTGCGACCCGCCGTACCTCATAACCTGTGCGACATACAATGAGAATGGCGGATGGACGCAGAAAGATGATGACGACCTCTATGATATTCTCGACACACTCGACAGGAAAGGGATACGGTTCGCTATGTCGAATGTCTTTGAAAACAAAGGCAAGGTCAACCAAACACTAATCAAATGGTCTGCCAAATACAATGTGGCACATCTTGGCAAAAGTTACCATAATTGCAATTACCATTCTCTTGACAAATCGGAGAACTCCACCGATGAAGTTATGATAATGAATTACAGTATTGAAGACAAACCAAAAAAATTTGAACTTTTCTGAAATGCAGGGGGTATGACGATTTATAAGTCAAATAACTTATAAACTGCATTTATAAGTCGATTCGCTTATAAATGCCGTTTGCTTTATCCGATTTGGTGTGTTTCAGTATGGAAACAAGGAACCCCCGTACAGCGTCTGCCCTGTGTTCAGTTCGCGGTATCTGCTCCCTGACACCGTTGTCTCGCCGTTGTACCATACCAGATTGTTTTTGTTGTCAGGGCGGTTTGTCAGGCGATACCTGTACACGACGTGGTATTTGGACTCTGATGCACGACCGCCAACCAAATGCCAAGTACTGCCAATGTCTTCATACTTATCCGTGATAACATATTCGTATCTTGGTGTGCCGTACTTTTTGTCAAGCATCTTGTCGTGGATGAGCGCATAGATGAATCCTGCGATAAGTGCAAATGTACCAACGATATATGCTGCTTTAGTTATAATGTCTTTGATTTTTCCGCTCATTGTATTTGTTTTTTGTTGTTGGAGAATTTATTTCACTGTGTCTTTGTCTGCGTGACAGGGGCAGTCGGGGTCGTGGACAACGCCGCTGTTGCCTCCGTGTGTCGCCCAGATTTTGAATTGGATGTACTTGTGACCGCCGTACTCGAAGTGTCTGACTGCATTTACCTGTCCGCGTTCACCCGATATGTAGTGCGTTTTTGTATAGACACACTGTGATTCATCTTTCGATACGGTTTCGGAGTTCACAGCGTTGCTTTCACAAGATTGCGAACAGGACGAACGGGGAGAAAAGACAATTACGATTACTGTTCCAATGACCGTAATCAACATTAAAAATCCAACTAAACCGAAAACTAACTTTTTCATAATACTTTGTTTTTTAATTATTGTTGTTTTTAATCGAATATTTTAACGTATTCAAACGATTTTCTTATGGTTTCAAGCAGCAACTTGTCGGTTAAAACGAGCATATCGTTTGTGAACGGGATGCTGTAATTGTTTCCTTGACCGCAATTATATCCATAATTGCCTCCCATATTACAAGCATTCAGTTGATTATAAAAACGTATAATAGGGTAATAAATGCCATTTGTTTTACACCCATTATCTGACTCGAAGACGCCAAGTTCCACGCCGTTGTATCCGAATACGCCAACGCGTGCTCTTTCTGGTTTCCACCAAGATTCGCCCATTCTCGGTGGACAAATATATATGTATGTTCCACATAATTGTATCCTGCCGAGATTGTTGGCGTAGCCATTGAAACATTGAACCCAATTACTTTTGAAGTCTTCGATTTCATTTGTGTTCATTTCTTTTTTGAAACTTCCAAATGAAGTGATTATATCGTTTTCTATGTTTTCCATAATGCTTTGTTTTTAATGGTTAATGATTCTTCTTTTTTACCGTACGACCAATTTGACGATTGTTGCGATTGTCGTGAATGTTGCCAAAACTAACTTTTTCATATCTCTTTGTTTTTTGTGGTTATTGTTACTTTGTTTTTACGCAGCAAAGATATACACAATAACAATACAAATGACAAAAAAGTTGAAATTTTTTCCTACTATAAATCAATTACTTATGAAAAAAGTTTCAAAAAACAACAAAAAATTCCCCGATTTTTCGGAGCATTTTTCATATTTCTGCAAATTTCCGCATTCTTCACTTGTTCTGCGGTTCGTTGTAACCGGGCGTTTTTATCACATAGTCCACGTCCTTGTCCGTGTTGGACATAATGTTCGTGTTCGGCATATCGTGTGTCGGTTCGACATTTCCTCCGATGCCGCCGTCGGGGGTTTCCTCCGCAACTTTGTCGATGTCGGTGTTGTAGTCCACCTCCCCTATGTGGAATTTTGTTATCAGACCGTTCGGGTACAGACCCACGTTTCCGTACTCGTCGGAGCGCAGGGTCATAACGGTGCCTTTCGTTCCCTTGACCATATCGGCGATTTCATCGTAGAGTATGCCGTGCTCGAACACGGGCATAAAACTCTTGACCTCTATGTTGAATGTGATTTTGTATTCTTTCTGCGCATCCATTTGGAAGTCTATCGGTCTTTCCTGACTGTAGTCCGTAGGCAGGGTGTATGACGATTGGACGTGCATCATACCCAAGTCCACATAAAAGATGTTCACCGAATACAGTTTGGACATAATGGATTCCGTCACCTTCAGCATTTCGAGTTGCGACGAACAGACCATCGTGCAGGAGAACGACATATTGAGCGGCAGGAAGCAGCATCGCAGGAAGAAGGTCTTGAGTTCGCCTTCAACCTCGTGGACGAACCTCGCCTGCGTGAACTTGTTCATCTGACTTGAGGTGTCTATCGAAATGGTGTCTATGTTGAGAACCCCTCTCGGCACTTTCTCGTAGTCGCCTATCGCCTTGCCGTTGTCTATCGCGTCGTATTGGAACTCGTCCTTCAGAAAACGCTCGCTTCCTGTTATGGAGTACATAAAGGGTATGACGACCTTTTCGGACGTGCCGTCGGCAAGGTGTTGGTATATGTAGATTTTGTCCTTCAGTTCCGCGAGAAGCGCAACTATGACGTACCTCAACACGCTGTTGTCGTAGTTCTTTGTCTGATTGTATGTGGTCGGTTCCATATCGCGATATATCAATGATATATTTATATATAATGAAATAAGAATATAGAATGTTTTTCACATTTTTTCAAAGGATGTGCAAAAAACATCTCTTTTTTTATTATATTCAATAAACGACAAAATAAAGTTTATGGCAAAAAATTATGTATTCAAGAAGAAAGCGCTGAAAATGACAACCCTGCGAATCGTGTTCGACGCGGGGTCGAGACTTGAATTGGACGGCAGATACGGGACGATGCACCTTATGGAGCATTTAATCTGCAAGACGTTCAAGGACTTGTATCCACAACTCTCCAAACTCGGCATCGGGTGGAACGCCTACACGTCGAGCGAGCAGGTGGAGGTGTATTTCAGCGGTCTCGACAAATACCTCACCGCCGACCTCAAGGAGGAACTTTTCAAGAGGATTACAGGAGGGTTGAAATCCGTTACGAAGAAGGAGTTTGAAAGCGAGCGCAACGTTGTGTGCCAAGAGTATATGGACTGCGTGTTCGACTCCGACTACGCAAGCACAATGAACGTGCTGCGCAGATGGTTCGGCGAGTATCTCGCAATCGGGAAACTTGAGGACATCCAAAAGTTCACCCACAAGGATATGGTCGAGGTCTATGAAAAGCATTTCAGAAAACCCGCCCGCATTGTCGAGGTCGGACGAGCAAAGACCAAGTTCTTCGAGTCCGTCGAGTTCAAGGAAGTCGAAAAGACGAACAAGCACGAGCATTTCAGAAACCACAGGAGCGAAACTTTCGTGAACATCGCGTCGGACGACAAGACGCCTGTGTTCGGCATTGCAAAGAAAATGGTGTCTGCGAAGGACTACCCGTACTTGAGCGTCGGACTCGATATGCTCACCTACGGTCTTGAGTCACCGTTCTATATCGAACTGCGGGAGAAACTCGGTCTCACCTACTATGTGCAGTCCGCAATCCATTCCTACATCAACAGGGGGATAGTCATTCTGAAGGCGTGTACGGGCAGCGACCGCGCCGATGAACTCATCTCAAAGATGAAGGGGTTGATTGCGAATGCAAAGAGTATGCTGACGGAAGAACGGTTCGAGACGGTTATGTCTAACCTGAAAATCAGCAGGGAAAAGGCGGACGCCGTCCTTTACAGCAACTGCGGGAGATACTCCACAATCTCGAAGATGAAGTTTCCGAACAACCTCGACAAGATTGACTATGGCAAGGTTGTAAATGTGACAATGAAATACCTTTCGGGAATGGTCGTGCTGACGGCGAAAGACTGATGCGCGGTTCCATAGTTCAATGGATAGAACATCGGTCTTCTAAACCGACAATTCAGGTTCGATTCCTGATGGAACTACAAAAAAGCACCGGTAGAACGTAATTGGAAGCGTCCCTCTCTCCTAAAGAGGTGTCTTATGACCTTGTGGGTTCGAGTCCCATCCGGTGTTCTAAAACCAATTCACAAATCAAGTTTTTTCATCAATTTCTTGACAATGCCTTCGAGTTTGAAATTCGCACGTTTGAAATGCAGGACGCTCTCTTTGAGTTCCTCTATTTTCCTGCGTAGAAACGAATTTTCCTCTATGGACTTTTGGCGCATATATTCGGCGCCTTCTATGAACGCTTGTGAATATATCAGTTCTGGTTTTGCGTCCTGTGGTGGTCTGTTGTTGTTGCGGGATTTCTTCGCCGCACGTATAAGCGATTCTGTTGTGATGTTCTTGACCGCTTTCATAGTTTTGGGATTGTTCCAATAGTATTTATACGCAAAATGGAGAATACTGAAAACACAAACAAACACTTGTTGCTGAATGAGATATACACTCTGATATATGACATTCACAACCACGGCGCCCCGTTCCATTACAGCGATTTGTTTGCAACGGCGCTGCTGTGGATGTATGACAATCTCGAAAGGGATGATTTCGACATATTGTTCGACTTCCTTTACGGCGTTTCCCTGTTTGAAGGCAGGTCGCTGACAAAACAGTTCGACGTGATATTCAACAGACGCAAGTCGTATCCTATGTACGAACATACAAACTCCTGTTTCCTGAAACAATATGGACTTGAATCACGGGATTATGAAAGGGGTATGCGAAAGAGTATGATTATTCCGTTCAAGCATTTCAGATTGGACAAAAACTGTCTTTTTGAAAGTATGCTGAACAACTGCGTTATGGAACGTGGGACTTCTGACAAACTGTTTTCCGCATACAGGAACCTGTGCAACAAATACAAGGGATTTGAAGCGTGTTGCGAAGACAAGGATTCGCTGTTGAATATATGCGGTGTGCCTGAAAGATACAGGAAAGTGTGTCCAGCTTCGTCGGAAACCCTGTATCGGATGGTGAAGTTCTATGACGCCTATGGGAGGGTCAGCGGTACTGTCACAGACCTCAACCACATATCGGTTTACAAATGCGATGACTTTGGCGGTATGTTTTCCTCGACCAACCATTTCCTAAACACAGACGCTGAAGGCAAGAACAAGATATTCAGGTTCATAAATCGGACGAAGTGGGTGTATGACATAGGCACTTGGGACGTCTCCCACGTTAAAGATATGAGAAATGTGTTCAGGTATGCCGATTACATACCAAAATGTATTTCACGATGGAATGTCGAAAACGTCGGTTCGTTTTCAGGTGCGTTCAGGGGGGTTAAAAGGATTCCCGACATTTCTTCGTGGAACACGCAGAACTGTTTCGATATGTGCGAGATGTTTCACAGTGCGGACAACATTCCGGACATTTCCAAATGGTTTGTCGGAAATGTTCATCAGATGGCATATATGTTCTACAATACAGGATATATTCCAGATATATCTATGTGGGACGTCTCTAACGTGTATGCTATGGAATTTATGTTCTCCAACTCAAGGCTGACTGCGGACTTGTCCCGTTGGAATGTTTCCAATGTGACGTCTTTTCTCGGTATGTTCAAAAACTCCATATTTGCAGTTGACACTGATTTCACCGATTGGAACGTGTCGCAGGCGGTGGAGTTCAGCGGTATGTTCCAAAACTCAAGCGGTCACCTTTGGGTTGAATGTTCAACAAAAGGCAGGCGTTCGGGATTGAGCGGTATGCTGCGCAACTGCGTTCCGATTTTCATAGACATTTCCGCTTGGGATGTCTCTGGCGCGATGTATATGGACAGTATGTTCGAGGGGTCAGACTTCGCCACCGACTTGTCGAGGTGGAATGTATCGAACGTCAAATATGCAAAGCGATTTGACGTCAACTGCGAATGCAGTCATAAAAATCCGTTTTTCAACGAAGGTACCTGTTTATAAATAATGGAAATATAAATTTGAAACTATGGCACACATAAAGACTATCAACGAAATGGAGAATTTCAAAAACAACATTTCAATCGACCTTCAGGTCGACGACTATTTTATGGCGGAGTCGTTGTTCGACATCGCCGAGCGCATTGAAAACGACGACCTGCTCGACGACCTTTATGAGAGTCCGAAAAAGGAGATTTTTGTAGAAGGCGAACATTACAACGCAATAATCAGGAAAAAATAAAACATAAAACCGATTGCATAAAAAAAAGGCGGGAAATCCCCGCCTTTCTTTTTTTCAGCAAAACCAATTATTTGATGGTGTCGCATACGGCAACGCTGTCAATGGCAACGCTGTCGACAGCAACTGTGTCGGTTGCAACCGTGTCGGTTGCCTCAACTTCGGTTTCAACCGTCTTGCTCGTGCAGGCGCAGAACATTGCGCACACAAACATAATCAAAAAAAGTTTTTTCATAGTTCTGATTTTTATTTGTTTTTTAGTCGGTTCCCATAATTGGGTCGCTTTGTTGGGTTATATTTATATTATTTGTTTATAAGGACAGTCCGCCGTCACCGTTATCTGCACCTCCGCCATTGTTGTTCTGCTTCGGTTCGGGTTTCGTTTTTTCCTCCTTTTCCTTCTTTTCGGGTTTCCCCGATTTAGGTTCGGGTGCGGTCTTTTCGGGTTCCTGACGCTCGCCTTCCACCTCCGCTTTCTGTGCTTCATCCTTTTCTGCGGGTTCGCTCACGGAATCCGAATTGCCATTATCATCGGGTTTGCTTTCATCGGAACTGTTTGTGTTGCCATCCTCTGATTTGCCGCTTTCCGACTCATCGGATTTTTCGTCAGATTTTTCATCATCCCCATTTGAGTTGTCGGACTCATCATCTTTCGTTTCATCACTTTCTGACTTGCTTTCATCATCTTTTGATTCTTTCCCGTTTTCTTCCTCATCTCCGGACTTTTCTTCATTTGAGGTGTCGGAGTCCTCTGATTTGTTTTCATCGTCCCTTTCGCCTTCTTTTGAGTCCGTATCGGATTTGTCGGGTTCATCTTCTTTCTTTTCTTCCGATTTTTCTTCCTCTTTCTTTTCTTCATCCTTTTCTTCGGGTTCTGACTTTTCTTCCTCTTTCTTTTCTTCATCCTTTTCTTCGGGTTCTGATTTTTCCTCCTTGTGTTCTTCTTCTTTCTTTTCCTCGTGTCCATCATTGTCATCATCGTCACCGTCTTTGATTTCCTCTCCGATGGACTTCATAAGTTCGGTGAACGACATAACCTTTTTAGTTTCGCTTTCCTCCGCCGCCTGTTCTATTGACTTGTTCATACTTGTCTTCATCAGTTCGTCAAAAGTTTTCACCTGCTCATCATTTTCGGACGTGTGCCTCTTTATCGCGGACACTTCATCGTTGAAAGTGTCAATTAGGTCTTTGTCAAAGATTGACGCGGCACTTGTTGCGTTCGGGTCTTTCTTGTTCATAAACGTTCCGACGATGATTTGGAACGCTGTTGAGAGGTTCGGGTTCTTCGTTAGTATTTCCGCCGTCTCTTTGTTCGGGATTTTGTCAATGTTCACGGTGAATGACTCCTTCACCGAACCGTTTATGTCCTTCAGTATCTTGTTGTTTTTGTCGACGTACATATTGAACAGTCGGCATATCATATCCATATAGCGTTCATCGTCATTGTCGCCTTTCACCTCCACGTCTTTGAGGTCAACGGTTTTCAGGAACGCGATGAAGTTGGCGAGCACAATCTCGTTCTCACACCCGTCGTTTGCGCCGAAGTCCCCCTTGTTGCTTTTGATGAGTTCCTCCATATAGGGGTCGACGAGTTTGGCGCACACGCATTTCTTCGAGTTGGGTTTGTAGAACTTGAATATGAAACTGTCTATTCCTCCGAACCCGTTGCGGTATGCGCTGTGGTTGCTCTGCGGGTTGAGTATGCTTATGATGTATTGCGAGAACGGCACGCCTTCAGGAACACCTCCGCCGTCCACATATTGTCTTATCCTTTCCTTTTGGATTTCGGTAAGGAACCCCTGATACACAGGTTGTGAATAGTCAATCAAAAGTCTTTCCGCCCATTTCTTCAGTGCGTCGGGGTCTTCGATTATCGTGCTGCCTGTGTCTATGCAGGACAGGATGAGGTTGTTCTGCGGCATATAGTCGTATTCGATGAGGTTCGTGTCGTTTTGCACGAAATACTGCATCCTGAACATCCAACCTTCTGGGAACTCCCTGTAGAAAATCATACTGACACGCTTTATGTAGTCTATGCCGTCTTGGAAATACGAGTACAGTGCGGAGTTGACCTGTGTGATTTCCTCGTTGTCGCGACCTTTGTAGAATTTCAATTCATCACCCCTTCTGCTGAATGACAATGTGGAGGCGTTCAGTTTTTCATAGACTATGACATAGTTGTTCATAATGTCGTCGAGAAATTCCCTGCCGTTGTCCTGTAATATGTTTTGAATTGATTTCATCGTTGTAATTTTTTCGCTGTTTTTTGTTATATTTATAAATGTAGAGAAAAAACAACTGAAAATGAAAACTTCATCAGGAATAATTGCGTATTCTGTGAAAAACGGAAAACTTCTTTTTCTTGCAGGGCATCCAGGCGGGTGCAGGGGTGACTATTGGACTATGTTCAAAGGCGAATGCGCGGACGGGGAGGAACTTGCCGAAACCGCCGTCAGGGAGTTCTGTGAGGAAACTGGAATTGAACTCGGAGGAGAGGCGATAACGGACATTGTCTATCTCGGTTGCGTGAAACAGAGCAACCACAAGAGAGTCCACGCGTTTGCATTGGAGGTTGACTATGACGGCATAGACCTGTCCGCCTGCCATTCCAACAAGGCGGACAACTGCGATTGGGACGAGATTGACCGATACGCTTGGTTTGATTATGACGGCATCGTTTCAAGGACGCACAGGACGCATAAAATCTTTTATGACAAAATATCAAACAATTATAACAAATGGAAACGATAACGACAAACAATCTTACATACAACAATTTCGTGTCGGTAAGACCGCTGACCGAGGAGGAGGCGCGCAAGGTCTATTCAAAGATGAAAAAGGAGAAACTCATAGAGATGCTCATCGCCTGCAACAAGTTGGTTGATTCCCTGTATGCCGAATTGGGCAGGAGGGAACATCCTTTTCCGGGATACGAATACCACAACCTCGACTGCACGGATTGGGCGCATTGCAGGAATCCGCAGATGGACTGTGTGAACTGTCCACTGCGCGCGTTGCCGAGCGATTATATAATAAAACCGTCAACGATTGGCACTGGCGCGACAGACAATTTGGGGACTTTGAAATAAGACTGTGTATAAATAGATTGTAACGACAATCACAAAAAAATGAGTGAAACGGCAGACAAAATAGAGAGTTTGGTGAATGATTTCAGCGACAGTGTTGCTGAAAACATTGTTGACGACAACACCCTTGTGTTCACCGCACAGGACGCGGAGGCGGCAAGGAAGGCGCGCGAGGAACGGGACTTGGAGGCGAAGATGCGCACGATTGACGCAAAGCGTGCTGCGGACGACCTTGTCAAGTCTGCGAAGGAACTGTATACAAAGACTTCCGACATTGACTACATCAGGTTCAAAGGCGAGGCGGACGCGGACTCTCTTGGGAAAATCATATTCCAAATCGACGTGGTGGAGGACGCAATCAGGAGCGTGTCGGAGAAAATATCCGACGGGGACGACAACCCCGCATACCACAAGTCGCTTTGTGAACTTGAAAAGACATTGCTCGAATTGCTGAAGACAAAGAACTCGTATTTGCAGAGCATAGAGGATTCGTTCAAGCAAATCAACAACGATGTTGAAATGAGTGCCGCAATAGAGGTGGTCGGGGATGATGAAGGTTCAACGCTCACCGCGAAGGCGAAGAACGGCAAAGACCTTATGCGCCTGATAAACGAGGCGAGCGACCGAATGAAAAAGGAATTGAAGAACGCTCCGCAGGAAGACGCGCAGAATTTGTTTTAACCACTTAAACCAAAAGTGATATGGAAAACTTTTATGAAACTTTTTTGGAAGAAAAAGGATTGAAAACCGTGGACTGCTTCATAGTTCAACGTGAAACCTACAATGAAATGTGCAACGGTCTCACAATAACAATTTCTGAAGGCGTGTTCACGGATGCAAAACTCGCGGATGAATTTGCTGAAAAATTATTTTTTGACGAAATAAACAACGACAGTTTCGTTAAAAACGAAATTGTTGAAAAACGGGAGGTCGACAAAACAACTTCCTATTTCAAGGCATATATGAAAAACGGCAATACACTGACCGTATATGTTGACAGCGCGGAGAATTTCGTACAGGACGACAGAAACGATGCAAACATAATATCTTGGTGATATGGACGTGACGATGAAGAACGGGTACGTTATGATTAAGGACGTGCCGCAGGAAGAAAGGAGAACGGAGTCGGGACTGATACTCCCGAAGGCAAAGTACAACCGAATCGCGGAGATTGTCGCGGTGTGCGAGGGGTCGAAGTTCAATGTCGGCGATGTCATCATAAAACCGATTGGTCGCAGCACACCCGTCACGATTGACGGCGTGGACTACGAGTGCATAAAGGAGGACATCGTTTTCGCGAAGTTATAAATATTGAATTATGATGGAATTGGTGACATATAAACTGATAATCGACCTGTTCGACCATCTGCGCGCGTACAGTATGGAACTTGTGTCCGTGCAGATTTACAAATGGAAGAAAACGACAGGTCAGTATCAGTATTATACCTTCAGTTCCTATGACGAACTCTATGACTTCTACATCGACAACTACTACCCCTTTGACATCTGCGCTTGGTTCGGCGACATTTGGGCGGTGAACAAGTTCACCGTGCAGACGCAACTCGACCCGACATACACGATGTCGATGTCCGCATTCGACGTGAACGGAAACGCCTATGTGCAGGACACCTCCCAATACGACACTGACAGAATCGGGGCGTGGGCGCCGTCGAAGGAAAGGCAAATATCGTTCCTTGAGATGACTGTCGGCGAGTATTCGGCATATTATCAGGAGTTGTACGGCATATACCTGACAGGTGTGTATTCGGTATGCTACGCGGTGCCTGGCTGGACGGAACACACCACCGTCCTGCAAAGTTACAGGGATATGCTTTTTGGAAATGAAAACAATGAAGGCAACGGCGGTTTCAGCGCCGTGGTGTTCGATTAAACTATTTTGGTATGTTAGACGAAAAAATGGAAAAATTGAAGGAGTTTGTGGAAACTTCAACCGATGAAATGATGAACCTGCTTCTTGTGTCACTGATTTCATCCGACAACATTATGTGCGCAGACGACTGCAAAAAGTCACTTGAGTTTTCAAAAGTCCTTCGGGTTGCGGTGAAACACGCGGACATCCCAGATGAAAAGAAACAGATATATCTTGAATATATCGCAAAGGGCGAGAACATTCTCAACCAAGACCTTGAACATTTCAAACAAGAAACCGACAAACAGCAGGAACAATGAAACACGAACCGAAAATAATAGTACTGCCCGACATACACGGCAGGAAGTTTTGGATGGACGTGATGGACAACGACTGTGAAATCGTCTTTCTCGGTGACTATCTTGACCCATACCAGCACGAGGGCATAACGAAAGTGGACGCAATCGAGAACTTCGAGCGCATCATTGAGTTTGCAAAGTCCAATCCAAAAGTGCACCTCCTTTACGGCAACCACGACTGTGAGTATTCAATCGGAAAGGAAGTCTGCAACTGCCGTTGTGACAATGCGAACTATGACTATATAAGGAACCTTTTCGTAACAAATGAAAACCTGTTCGAGTTCGTGCATACTGCGGAGGTGAACGGCAGGAAGTTTGTGTTCTCGCACGCGGGATTCCATCCGAGATGGGTTGCACGGCACGGCATAACGCCTGAAACGGTGAACGGTGTCCGAAACGACAAAACCGCTTGGTTGAAGTTCGTGTCCGCATTGTGCGACGTGTCGAGAATGAGAGGGGGGTGGTCGCCCGCCGGGTCTATGATTTGGTCTGACATCCGTGAATATGACGGTACGCCCATTGATTTCGACTACGAACAGGTTGTCGGTCACACCTATCTTATGGACAGACCAATCGGAAATGACAAGATAACCTGCATCGACCTGCAACGTCCGTTTATGGTGTGTGGGGACGGTGTTCTCCGTGAAATGGACGGGAATGACATTGACAAAATAATCATTTAGACTATGAATACCACTGACAACGAAATTGAAGAAAAGACACTTGCTATAGACAAGGGTATGGACGAGTTCTGTGAAAGTATGCACACGAACATTTCCGAAACACTCAAACTGTGGGGCGACGTTCTCATAGAGGGTTGCGAACACGGATGGTGCAAAAAAATGAAATTCGACGACAGGGATATTTACTATGCTATGAAAATGCTTATTGCAATATGTGAGAACAAGGCAAGAAAAGAAGGCGTTGAAATCAATGAAGTTTCAGATGAAATGTCTGTGCGTGAGTTTATTATGTCGCATTTCGGATTCATTTTCGATTGGAAACCCGAAACACAGGACGTATAAATATATAGTGAAAAAAAAATTTTCACACACTTGTAAAAAAGCATATTGTTTTTGTTATATTAAATCATATCAATCACAAATCAACTGAAAAAAAAAAGCGCGTTTTTTTTATATTTTAACCTATTGAAGAACATTAAAAAAAATTATTATGAACTTAAAAGATTTAGATTTAAGCAGTGTAATTAACAACATTCCTGAAAACTTGGAAGATATGACGCTTTCCGCGCCGAAGCAGAGTAAGGACGAAAACATCTATTCAATCAGTCTCCGCAAGGAAAACCTTACAAGCGGAACCTACAAGGCGAGAATCAGATTCCTCCCCAACTTGGAAAACATCAAGGAAAGCATCATCGCAAAGATTAACTATTGGTTGACCGACGCCAACAAAGAAAACGGTTTCTACGTCGATTCTCCGAAAAGTATCGGCGAGGACTGCCCTATCTCGAAGACGTATTTCAAATACAAGGACTCCACCAATCCTGTCGAGCAGAGATATGCTGAAATGCTCAAGATGAACAGACAGTATTTTTCATACGTTCAGATTTTGCAGGATTCCCAGCATCCGGAACTCGAAGGTCGTGTTATGATTTTCCGCTACGGCACTAAAATCAATGAAAAGATTTCGGAAGAAATGAACGACAAGGATGACGGCGGAAACCCGTTCGACCTTATGAACGGACGTGAGTTCAAAATCGAGGTGAAGATGGTTGGTGGTTTCCAAAATTATGATTCCTGCAAATTTGTGGGCGTACGCACGCCTGTCACTGTTGACGGAAAGGTATTGGACGCGAACAACCTCAAACTTCTTGAGAAGTTGTACGCAGACGCTCCAGACATCAAGAACTACAAGTTCAAACCGTGGACTGCCGAAACCACAGAACGTGTGTATGCAAACCTCAAGACCTACACCAAAGGTTTCACTCCTACTGCAATCGAAAACGCAATGAAACAGGAAACGGATGACGATGATGTCAAGTCGCCTGTTGACACAAAGACTTTCGATACAGACGAAACCGATGACTTTCTTGACGGCATCAATCTGTAACGTCTTATCCATTAAATAACCCGCTTCTTGGAACGGGGTGTGTATGCACCCCGTTCGGAGGGGCAAAAAACCAAAATTGAAATGAGTTCAAACACTGAAAAAGAAAACAAGGCAGTTGCCGAAGAAGTGAAAGAAGTTGTTGAGACCGAAGTCAACGCAAATGGTGCCACTATGAATGTAGATGAACAAGACAAAGGTGGCACTGACGCAACCCCTCTCCAAAAGAAAAGCGACCTCATCAAGGAGCAGATTGAACTTGAAAAGCAGTATGAGGACGGAACCGTCACTATGCTTGAAGAAACCTACTCTGTGAAAATCGGTTCAAAGGGAAATTTCGACAGACTTGTCAAGATGGTTGAACACGACTTTGAGTTCAACTACAACACGGCAACTGGTCTCGCGCTGCTTTACTCCAACCTCAAACAGCAGAAACCTTTCACCCGTGAGGAGGAATGGAACGGGAACATCTTCCTGAAAACTTCAAGTTGCCTTATGATGTGGCAGTTTATCACCACCTATAAGGGAACGGGTTTCTTTGACGCGAGAGCGTTCTTGGAGATGATACAGTTCGTGGGTCCAGAACTCTCAAAGCACGTCCGCACCATCAATGACAAACAGAAGGCATTGCGCGGACTCCACCTCCGCCTTGATGAAATCGACAACCTCCTTGACGCAGGAAAGTATGAAAACGACCTGACCGAAGATGAGGAAAAGAAACTTGTCGAGGAACTGAAAAACGTCATCAAGAAAGAGCGTGAAATTGAGGACGAGGTAAACCCTGAAGTCCAACTTTAGTTGTGTATTCTTCTTGTTTTTCATATTACTTTTTTGAGTGGGGGGTTGGGGTTTTTCAATCCCCCATTTTTATAAATATCTGAAAATGTTAAAAATATAAAGAATTTACAAAGAATTTATGATAGTTAATTTGAATGATGACAAAAGGTTTTTCGTTGTGAGCGATTGTTCGCAGACGGAGTATGACCAACTGAAGTTTGCATACACGAAAAAAGTTGATGGATACCGCCACAACCCTCTGTTCAAGAAGAAACTGTGGGACGGCAACATATCCTTCATATACGGCGCGAGCATTCCTTCAGGGACTTGGTCTTATCTTATGGACACCGCAAAGACCTGCGGTTGGGAACTTGAAATCAACGGCATTGAGAGACTGTTTGACTGCGACATCACAATGGAATCCTATAAGGAATGGGTTGACGGGTTTTTCAACGGCACCAAATTCACTCCGAGAGACTATCAGATTGAAGCAGCATACAACATATTGAAATACAAGAAGAGCATTTCGGAACTCGCCACCTCTGCCGGTAAGACTCTCATTTGCTTTATGGTGATTGCATATTTGCTTGACAACAAAATCATAAACGGAAAAATCCTGATGATTGTACCGACCGTGCAACTTGTCTTGCAGTCGGCGGGCGACTTTGAGGAATACAACACCGACAAACTGCCGATAAAGATACAGCAGATTTATGCAGGGTTCAAGGAAAAACCTGACAACAACATATATGTCGGCACATTCCAAACATTGACAAAAATGCCGCCTGAATGGTTCAGTCAGTTCGGTTGCGTGATTGTCGACGAAACCCACAGGGCGAATGCCAAAAGCATAAAGGACATCCTTGAGCACTGTTGGCACTGCGACTACCGTTTCGGGGTATCGGGAACCCTCCCGAACAAAAAGACAGCGGATTGGTTGACGCTTTTGACGTATCTCGGTCCGCTTGTCACGGAGGTGAAGGCGAAGGAATTGCAGGACACAGGATACATATCCAACTGCGACATTGTTCAAATCCGTATGGACTATGTGTCGGAACAGAAGAAGGGTGAGTTCGCCGCCGCGTACAAAATGTTTATGCAGTCGAAAAACGGAAAGGACGCGTTCAATCTCGAAAGGGCGTACATCATAGAGAACGAGAAACGCTTCAAGTTCATAGCAGGCATCATATCCAAGACCACAAAGAACACACTCGTTCTTTTCCACCGCATCATCTACGGAAAAAAGATATTCAAGTATCTGAAGGAACACTGCACCGACAAACGTGTATACTACATTGACGGAGACATAGACAAGGACATTCGGAAAGAAATAACCAACCGTATGGACAAGTATGACGACGTGATACTTGTGGCGAGTTTCGCCACGCTTTCAACAGGTGTCAGCGTGAACCACATCTACAATGTCATATTCACGGAGAGTTTCAAGTCGCCGTTTGTCATCATTCAGTCAATCGGCAGAAGTCTGCGTCTGAAAGACAAGGAAAACACGGAGAAAAACAGGGCGACCATCATAGACCTTGTGGACGATTTCAGGTGCGGAAAATATACAAACTATCTGTACAGGCACGGACTTGACAGAATGCGACTTTACAAGGAACAACAATATCCTGTATCTATAAGAAAAGTGAAATTTTAATGAGTATGGAAAACATTGACAAAATAAAAAACCTAATCGGATTGGAACTGTCCGACATCGAGGCGCAGACTATTGACAGATGGTATCAGGAACACCCTTCCTGCACACACGGGGCATACCTTTCAATGATTAAGGAAATCAAGAAAAAGGACATAAACGAACTTATGAAGAAAAGAAGGGACTTTTTCTATTCATTGCCTTCAAAGGTGTTCGTGTCAAAAAAGGGGTTCAGCGTCACATACTATGTGTTTGACCAATGCAATTTCGAGTATTCGGAATACGACGGTTGGAACTGCGATACCATAACATTTGACATCGTTGGCGACAGAATCGCATCGTTCAGAACAGGAAAACTTTTTGTGTCGATGGCAAACTGTTCAATGTTCGAGTCTATGAAGGAAAGTACCATTGATGAAATCGACAATCTTTCAAAACAAATCTATCAAAATATCAAAAACATAATCTGTTAAAAAACAAAAGTTTATGAAAAAGGACATTTTTACAAAATCGGAAAATTTCAAGGAAGAATACTCTGCTACAATCGTCAGGGTTGGTGAACTCAAGGACATCGAGAACTCCGACAACCTCAAGCAGGCAATCATAGACGGGTTCTCCGTCGTGGTGAACAAGAATGACGTGAGTGAAGGCGACCTTATGGTCTATTGCAAGAATGAAACGCAACTGAACTCGTCATTCCTTTCGGTGAATAATATGTATGAAATCGGAGAGCGACACCTCAACGCAAATGCGGATGTGGTTGAGCAACTCATCGCCGAAGGCAAAAACGACGAGGCGAAGGCGAAAGTCGGTTACTTCAACAAACACGGTCGTGTCAAGATGATTAAACTGCGCGGTTGCCCATCTATGGGTGTGCTCATACGTTTCGATTCCCTTGTGAATTGGGACAACGAACTTACCGACGTGAAACTTGAAGACTATGTGAAGTATGACGAAAACGGAAACTTCATCCCGTTCGACTTCGACACTGTGAACAGCAAACTTTTCGTCAAGGCGTATGTGCCGAAAGTGAACCCTTGCAGAAGCGGAGGCGGAAGCGGGAACAAGAGAAACAACAAAATCAAACGCTTCGACCGTATGATTGAAGGCGAGTTCGCATTTCACTATGACACGAACCAACTCAACTCAAATATGTGGAGACTCACTCCCGACACGGAGGTCTATATCAGCACGAAAGTACACGGCACATCCATCTGTCTCGGAAACGTGCTTGTGAAGAAACCGACCCTGATGAACAAAATCCGTGACTTTTTCAATGCAATCAAAGACCGCAAAATCAGAAAGATTGAGAAACAAATCGGAAAAATCAATATGGGTTCAGGTGGAAGCGACTTGTCAGACGCCCACACAAGATTGATTTCCGAACTGCAAAAGAAGTCCACGAGATTGGAGAACCGCAAGTTCAAGAATTTTGACACCGAATACTACAACGTGTATTCATCAAGAACCGTCATCAAGAACCAATACATCAACAAGCAGGTGAACAGCGGTTTCTACTCCGTCGACGTTTGGGGTGAATACAATGAACTTCTTAAAGGCAAAATTCCGCAGAACATCACCATCTATGGAGAGATTGTGGGATACCTCACTGGTTCCGACAAAATGATTCAGAAGGGTTATGACTATGGATGCGACAAGGGAACAAACAAACTTATGATTTACCGCGTCACAGAAAAAGTGGCGGACGGCACACATAGGGAATACGACATCGACGAGGTTGTCAACTTCACGCAGTCGCTGCTCGACAACTATCCTGAAATCAGTGAAAGGATACTTCCCTATACCCTTCTGTACCACGGCAAACTCTCCGAACTCTATCCGCAGATAGACACTCAAAACCATTGGAACGAAAACGTCCTTGAGGCGATGAAGAACGACAGGCAGACCTTCGGAATGGAACTCGACGAACCTATGTGCAGGAATAAGGTTCCGAGAGAGGGAATCTGCCTGCGAATCGCGAACGACCCCGTAAAGGAGTGCTTCAAACTCAAATGCCTCACTTTCTTGGGCAAGGAAGCGAAGGAAATCGACAAGGGCGAAGTTGACATCGAGATGATGGACAACTATGTCGGAGATGATGAAAACTAATTGCTTTTTGCAAAACCTTTCATAAATTTTAGTTTTTATTGTTATTATGCGAATCAGGCGGGAAAATTCCCGCCTGATTTGTTTATGCAGATATATCAATGATATATCGTGATTATTTCAACTTTCAAAACCGTTCACTTTCAGGAACTCCTTGATGTTTTCAAGTCCAAACGCTTGGTTTGGGCGGATGTTGTAGTGCGGTATGTCGTCTTTAACGGAATTGTTTATATAAAAAGTGCATCGCTTTCCATTATATTCAATAAATGGACAACCTATGAAGGACAGAGTATAACATAATCGCCGAACACATTTGACAAAAACAGGAGGAACAATGAAACTGACGGACACCAATGTATTGGCACCAAAAAGGCAACCAGACATATCACACCTTGTTTCCGACCATCTGAACTACGATAACTACGACGGTACATTGCACGTGTGCATAATCAACCGAAAAGACAGTCACATCACGGAGTTCAATATCAGGTTCATAAACGAAGGTATGTCCACATACCTGCGCAGAATACTTGATGTACTTGACTTGGATATAAGCGAGGAGATAAAGTTGGACGCGATAAGGGAATACTTCTACCGATGCTTCTGTGTAAAACTGTTGGAGGAAGTACACGACATAATCAGTGTGAATGTAACATACAAATAGACTATGAGAATAACTGAAAGCGGAAACATAAGGGAATCACTGATAAAGGACAAGTTTGACAAGGTGTTCTATGACGACAGGTATGTTGTTGATGAGAGTGCATACGACACAGTGCTGTATGTTCAGTTCAGGTCGGAAAAAGACCCCAATGACATCCTGACCTACAAGATATTATTCTATGAGGACTACAACAAGAGCAGTGACGATATGCACAAACTTGTCGTGACGCTTATGAAGGATGAAACTATGGACACCTGCGACAACGCGGTGAAGGAGTACCTGTTCAAGCATCAAGGTGTGATATTCGGTGACATTGAGATAAACGGGGTGGTTTACAACAACCCCTACAAAGTGGTCAGCACAATGATTAAAAGCGCAAGGATATGAAAATCACAGAAAGCGGCATTTCGGAAACTCTTGAAATGGACAATCCCATATTGGTGGACTCCAATGTCATAATTGACAACGGATACGGGAATTACACCCACAAACTCATAATCGCCTATTTTGGAGATGGATACCATACACATTTCAGAATACTGTTCAATCCTGAAACGATGAGCATCAAACTGCACAACGCATTCTTACAGGCGGACATTGACCCTTATAACATAAATCAGTGCAATGTTCCAAACGAAACCGACAATTTTGAACTTATAAAATGCGTGTACTACGATTTTGACAAGGAGACCGACAAGAAGAAATACAACGGCATCAAAGAATATGTAAACTCCATAAAGCACAACAACCACCCAAATATTGAAATCATATATGGCATCAAGATAAACAAAGGTGAGTACTCTGCAAGCAGAGGCACTTATTCGGTGAAGGTGTCAGGCGGTTACTACCATACGACAAACATAACGGCGAAGAATATATGAAACTATCGGACACGGACAAATTCAAGGGGAACAAACTCACCGACAACGGGGAGTATTACATAAACGACTATGAGGGCGGCAAACCTTCGGGTGGCATCATCGTTGAGATAACCTGCGCCTCCGAGACCTACCAATTCAACATATACTATGACCTGTTGCGGGTCAGCAGGGAGGTCGCGCAAATCCTTGACGGGATAGAGAAGCACAAGAACAGATACAACGGTATCACGAAAAAGGAGGGTGACAACAACGCCGCCGAACTTTGTGCCAACATCCTCAAATACCTGAACAAGACATACCCTGAAATAACGACCGACGGGACATACAGGGTGACGGGATGGAGCAACTACATATATGCGCCGTTCCAAGTGAATGTGGTCGGTGTGAACGGCATATCGGGTGTGACCGTGAACACAACAATAGGAAATTCAAACTACGCGATATGAGAATAACACAATCCGACAGTATGGTGAAGGAGGTCATTGATACCTGTGGGAACATTGACGTGTTTGACACCACGTCTGCATACAACGATGTGTGCGCTATCTTGGACGGCGGTAAGGCGAAGAACTGCCTCCGCTATGCCGTTCTCGGAATCACAAGGGACAGGAAAGGTGCGGTCATCAGGATATGGTACAACGACGGAATGGAGTCAAAGCAACTTATGAGGGTGCTGCGGACGATAGCGAACAGGGACTTCATCACAACGAAGAGTTGGTACGGTGTTGTTCTCGGATATTTCTGCCGCTACCTGAACGAGACCGCCAACAAGGACATCTTTCCGAAATGGTACAGTATGCGCAGTGCGAATGCGAAAAAAATGAAGGATATGAGCATACATATCTGAAATTTTCATTATATTCAATAAAAAGAACTATGCGGATAAGCGAGTCAGACGAATTTGGCAGTGAAATCTATGATGGGGAAGTTTTTGACCTGTATGACGATTTTGCAGTATATCACGCTATGGCGAGGTTCTTGAATCAAGGGGTGAATATTCCGCCAAACATTATGTATGTGGAATTGGGGTTTACAACAGTTTATTGAAAATCTAATAAAATCTATGAAAAACTGATAAAAACCAACCGATATAAATCTATGCACAGTCCGAACAAATATGAGATGAAACAAATGGAGATTGGAATATGAGAATAAGCGACAACACAATTCTTAAAGACCTTGCCGACACGGGAGTCCGCCACATAGATTGGGCAGACGGAAGTTGGGGAAACGGTGTGCCGTTCTGCAACCTGTTCACCCTCGCCACCATAAAGTTGTTTGACGGGAAAGGCGGCGTGCTTGAAGAACCGCAGACACTTGAGTTCAACGCCACATCCTACCAATTTGCCCGCGTATCCTGCGCTATGAGCGAGATAATAAAAGGGGCGATAGCCATCAAGGAACTCCGTGAGAGCGGAATAAACGGAAAGGAGATGGAGATGAAGGAGACCTTGCAGACACTTGAACGCAAGGTTAGGAACTACATATCCCAAGTGGCGATTGGTCGCGACATCCTCTGTCTGACGGAACTGCAAACATTTGACATAAGACTGTATGACGATGACGGGAAGGAGATGTTCAGACTGCTATGAGAGCAACAATCTTATGGAATCGTGTGTGACACTTTTGGAACGTATGACAATATCAATGATGTATCATATTTTTCAAATTTTCATTATATTCAATAAAAGAAGTATATGAAAATACAGACAACAGACGAGTACGCGGGCAACGTCCTTTACCGATGGCGGGAGTCATTCAACAACGTGTGGCACGAGACACGGTGCGAGGTTATTTCACACAACGACAAGACCGCCGTCATAAAACTTCTCGGTTTCGGAAAGGACGGAAGAAGACCAGGTTCCCAAATGCGTGTCAAACTGACATCGCTCGTCGGTTTCAAACAGGAAACTCCGAAAGAGGTCGATGACAAGTGGAAAGGTTACACCTATTTCGACTAACACTCGTCGTACAACCGCTTGAGGTCTATGTCCCTGTGGTTTACCGTGAAGTCGATGAACAGTTGTTCGTATGGCGTCAGTTGTTTGCTTGATATGTTAAACCCGAACGGTATGTTGAAGTATTTGATAATCTTCATATACATCTTTGCAATCTTTTGGACGATTGCCTGCGAGTTCATATAAAGCGTTTCAAAATACTCTATCAGGTCGCGGAGTTCTTCCGCAGGGATTGGGTTCTCCTGTGTGTATTCGTTTTTCACAATCTTGAACACCGCGTCGTAGAACGGTTTCCTGCCGTTCTCAATCTCGCCGAGTCTGTATTTTTTCATCAAAGGTTTGTTCCTGTATTCGTTCAGTTTCCCTGAAAGGAACTCCGATATGCTTTCCGTCATACGCTCGGAAAATTCACTCATACTCATAATGTGTGTCACTGGACTTTGTATATTTTATCTATTTATAAGGTTACATTTCTTTATAAATATATCGTTGATATATCGCAAGGATTATGAGTTACTATGTAGATTGCAATGACACCGAGGCGCAGGAATGTCTCGCGGAGTTCACAGACCGAATAAACAAGAAGATGACACTGAACTGCCAAATACCCTTTTCGCTCCCGACGGCGGCGATTGCACAGGTTGTCGGCGAGGCGAAGAAATACTTCTACAACAAATACGACGACTCTATGGAGGAACTTTTCATTTCCTGCCCGTGGGAGGTGTTACAAGACCCGAAGTTCAAATTCGGTCTCACCAACAGGGAGGGTATGGACGGCAACAAAATCCTGAAGTCGGAAACACAGAAGGACAGGGGCGTTTTGGTTATGCCCGACAACGTCTTTTCCGTTTTGCGTGTCTACCAACTCGGACGATTCAGCGGAGAGGCGGGTTGGGGAAGTTCGACAAGACTCGACGGCGGAAATATGGACTTCGGAATCCAAAGGATGTTCGCGTCGAGTATGTACAACGACCGCCTGCCGCAAGCAGCGGACAACCTCACATATTGGACTTGCAACTGGTACTTTTTCGACCAAGCGCGGCAGATGTTGCAGGAAATGCACAGTTTCAAATACAACCGTCTGACAAAGAAGTTCAGGTTCACAGGTGAGTTGCCGAAGTATCCCTGTGTATTCGACGTTCTGTGCACGATACCTGACTGCGACTTGTTCGACGATGATTTGTTCTTCAGGTATTGCGTGGCAATCTGTATGAAGGATATGAGCAGAATTTTGGGTATGTTCCAATACAATCTGCCCGGAAACGTGACCATCAACTATGATATGTACCAACAGTGGGGTTCGGAGGAATTGCAGGAAATAAAGGAGGAAATCGACCAGAACCGCCACAGCGTCGCCTATTTCTACACAACCTAAAAAAACGTTTCATTTTTTGTTATATTCAAGTATGGACAAAAAAGAAATAATAGACGAGGTTCTAACAAGGCGTATATGCAATGGGAAGTCGTTCGCCAAAATGTTTCCGAAGGAATATGGCGAGATGATGAAAATCGAATTTCCAAAGGATTTCAAGTTTTCACAGAAACTTTATCATTATCTGAATTGCGACGACAACCTTGAACTTGGGTTGTGTCCGGAATGCGGAAGTCGCTGTGGATATATAAACCTGAAACGCGGGTACCATACCTATTGCTCTTCAAAATGTGCCACGTCTTCCAATGCGGTGCAGGAAAAGATGAAGGCGACCTGCCTTGAAAAGTACGGCGTTGAAAGTCCGACAAAAAACAATGATATTAGGGAACGTATAAAGAACACCAACATTGAAAAATATGGTGTTGACAACCCTATGAAGTCCGATTTGGTGAAACATCGTGTGATACAAAACACGCTTGAAAAATATGGAGTGGAACACACAACACAACTTGAATGTGTGAAAGAAAAGATAAAACAGGCAAACCTTGAGAAATACGGGTGTGAATGTGTGTTCGGGTCGGATGTGATAAAGGACAAGATAAAACAGACAAACCTTGAAAAATACGGCAGTGAATACATAGGCGGTTCGGAGGAAATTCGTAAAAAAATCGAAGAGCGCAACTTTGAGAAATACGGTGTTAAATGCACACTTGAACTCGATTGCATCAAGGAAAAATCAAAGAAGACCAACCTTGAAAAATACGGTGTTGAGCATCCTGCACAATCGGAAGAGATACAAAGCAAGGCGAAACGGACGAACAATATGAAATATGGTGTCGATTTTCCATTGTCGTCAAAAGAAGTCCGTGAAAAAATAAGGAAAACAACACTTGACCGATATGGTGTAGAATGGGCGTGTATGCGAACGGAGGCGAGGAACTATTCCAACGACTCGAAACCGAACAGGGCGTTTGCCGAACTTTTGTCCGAACGGGGTGTCCAATTCGACCGCGAGTTCCCGCTTGGCAAGTATTCCTATGATTTCAGAATCGGCGACACCCTTGTCGAAATCAATCCGACAATCACGCACAACTCGTTTTTAAGTGTTTTTGGGGATGCTCCGAAGTCAAACGACTACCATTGCCAAAAAAGTGAAACAGCCTCTAAAAACGGTTATAAATGCGTCCATATATGGGATTGGGACGATGTTGGCAAAGTGGTCGCAATGTTTGTGGAAAAGACAACCCTGCACGCAAGGAAACTGAATGTGTGTGTTGTGGGCACAAACATTGCGGACGTATTTTTCAACGAGAACCACATACAGGGAACCTGCCGAGGGAAGTCGCTTTGTGTCGGTCTCTATGACAACGGCACGCTTGTTATGTGTATGGCGTTCGGCAAACCGAGATACAACAGGAATTATGAATTTGAACTGTTGAGGTTGTGTACGAAACAGGGATATGCGGTTGTCGGCGGGGCGGAGCGTCTGTTCAAGTTTGCGCTTGACAGACTTGAATGTTCAAGTGTGATAAGTTATTGTGACTGTTCAAAGTTCAGCGGCGATGTCTATGAGCGACTTGGTTTCAAAAAAGTCCGCACTTCAAAACCGACGAAGCATTGGTTCAGGATGTCGGACAGGTGTCACGTCACCGACAACCTGTTGAGGCAGCGCGGGTTCGACCAACTGTTCAATGCAAATTACGGAAAGGGGACGTCGAATGAGGAACTTATGCTTGAGAATGGATTTCTTCCAGTGTATGATTGCGGTCAGGACATTTGGTCTTATGAACGGTAGTGTTCAGTCCACCGTACACATAAGGTATATTTCAACACCACCGCTTTGCGATTGGGACGCCCGCAATCTCAAATTGTTGAAGTTGTAGGTCTCCAATGCGTTTTTGCAGTAGTTTTTAGTCCATTTGTCCGCATTGGACGATTTGCTGTCGTAGGACGCGAGTATCTTGACACGCACCTCGGCGGGCGTTGCACCTGTAATCTCGAATGTGTGTATATTGAGTGGAAATTCGAGAACGACACCTGACGCGTAGTTGTATATTCTCATATTCGCAACGGAACCTTCGCCCAACATACCGACGATTTCGTCGCGGTTTCTTGCAAAGAAACCGTCGGTCGGTGCGCTTGCTTCAAACACCTTGTATATGGGTGCGCTTTCAAGTATGCCTTGTGACAGCGCCGAATCGGAAATCATAGTCGTTATTTGCCGAAAACCTTTTCCGCCTCGCGGTTCATCTGCTTGTAGGTGAGGGAAATGGGACGCTTCGCACCGAACATAGACCCCATACGCAGTCTGCCCTTCCCGTAGACGGGTCTTTTCATTTCGATTTGGTCTTTCGTCATATTGGACATAATCGTAAGTATCACCCTTGCCGACGCATAGTCCATCGACACCTCCGTGTTGTAATACATCCTTGCGCGGCGGATAAAGTTGCTCACCTCCTCATAGAACGTCTTCGGTGTGGCGCACCAATGCGGCGACGTGCGTTCATATTCGTTGAGGTTCGAGATGATTTTCTCGTGTGCGGCGAACAGGAAGTGCATAATGGTCTCCCTCGACATTTTCCTTTCATAGGAGCGTCTTTCGTTCAATCTGATTACGTTTTCCACTTCCTTGAAGAACTCGTCCTCGTTGGACGAGTCGTTTTCGTACCAGCCTTTCGAGTAGAGCACGAGGTCAATCCATTCAAAGTCTTTTATCTTTTCCATATCGTTGTCTCTTTTGTCGTTTTTATTGTATTTCTTTCATTGCATTTTCAACACAACCGTATTTTTCTTTGATTTCGTCACTGAACATATATGTCATTGTTGTGAAATCATCCACAATTTCGTCTAATTCCCAGATTTTGAGCAAGGCTTTGAAATACGGTATCATAAGTGTCATAAACACTTTGTTGTACAAATAAACGCGTTTGGAGCCTTCGTCATAACCTCCGATGTGCATTGTGAAGGAAATGTCTTTGTTGAATCCAATCAGAACCGCCATTTCATTTTCGTTTTCTTTCTGACGGGTTCTCAACCTTTCCTCCAATTCGTACATAAATTCTTCTTTACGAGACCATCCATTCAACATTCTTTTATCTTTTTCCATATTGTCTTATGATATTTTTTCAAGGTCTATGACCGCCTTTTTCATTTCTTCAAGCAGCATAAGCGTTGTGTACTTGTGCCCGCCAATCATAGTTCCGTAGGCGTCGCCTGCGTGTGCGTAGTCCCAACCAATCCAATGCCCGCTTCCAAGCGGGTTCGGGCACCCATTGCCCTGTATCACAGTTGAAAAGGTCAGCCCCCCGTGTACGCCAAGGTTGATGCTTTCGTAATCACAACCGTAGTATTTTTCGGTTTTGTTTATTTTCAGGTATATGCAGGGGTGTGTCCCGTATGACAGGATTTTGAACTCCCTGCCCCTGTATTTGCCTTGTGAAAGGATTTTGATTGTGTCTCTTTCCTCCTGATACTCCATTTCGGAAATCAGGGAGATATTGTCGCTGTCCATCGTCAGAATAGTTTTTGTTTTTCTTTCACAGTTATTTTGTCAGCGTCTATTTTTCGGACGCAGTTCGGTTTTATCTCCACGAACTTGATTTTCTCCGCAATGTGGGAGATGAGTTCCCTGTCGCAGGAATCGCCTGCGATGTATCTGCCGTCTTTTGTTTCGCACAGGACGGTCACTTTTTTGATGTCGCTAACTTTCATTGTTCAGGATTTTTCCTACACATTCGTTGAACTTGCACATATAGTCATACAGACCATATCGGATGAGATAGTTCCGTATTTCTTCAGTCTCGCTGGTTTCGAGTTTCAGTTGTTCCGCCGCATACATTCTCCCGCAGATTAGGAACGCCTTTCTGTGTATGTCGCTCAATGACAGGAGGTAGTTGAAGCATTTTGAAACAACGTCCGCGTTGTAGCGGGTGATGTACTTCATATAGTTTTCAATGTGACTGATTGGTATGAGGTTCCATTTCAGACTGTCCATTGTGCAGCATCTGTCTATGTCTTTTCTGTTGTCCACGCAGTTCTTCACGATTGCGACAACTGCGTCGTCGTCGAGGTCGAAGTGCATAGCGTGCTCACCGTCGTTCCATAGTTGCCGCTCGAAGTCGGTTCCGAAGTGCATAGAAACCCGTTCGTTTTCCTGATAATACATAATGTCTTTTTTATTTTCCTGTTCAAGATTGGAGCGTTCCATATAAATGCGCGTTTAGAGCATTTCGAGTTCCTGCTGCTTTTGTCTGATTTCCTTCGCGAGTTTCTCCTTGTAGATGGTGCTCCATCTTTGGTGGATTTCGTCGCACAGGGACTTTGTTTCCTCCTCTGTCAGTTCAGGTTCTCCGAATGTCGGATAGTCGTGCCAACAGATGAACCCTTTCTTGTTGAAGGCGGCGAAGAATCCGTACCCTTCGATTGTGAACTTGCAGTCGACATATCCTTCTACTGTACTGCGTTCGAGACTCGTGATTTCAAACTCCCTGTTTTTAAGTTTTTCCGCGATGATTTCGCGAAGTTTTTCGATAAGTTCTTTCATAATATCTGTTTTTTTTTTT